AAAGTGCGCGGAGGAATTGGTTTAGGATATGATCAATAATTATGAGAGAAATATATCAAGACATACCTACATGGGATAATGGTACATGGGCTTCTACTGACTTTAACTCAAGAGAAGAATTCTATGAATACTTATTAACCAATGTTTTTAAAGAACCTGGTAAGTATGAGTTTAATGATACTACCGCAAATTTATTTACACAAGAATCTGCAAAGTTTAATAAAGACAAAGTTTATTGTACAGCTCCTTTTAAATCTAAAGATTTTATAACATACTGGGATGATCAGAAAGCAAAATGCAGAAGAGGACTCTTGATTAAAGAAAAAGGTAAAGTCTGGTATATGACTAGAGACTACTATATGTGGTTAAACTTCTTACCCATCTTCAACAAAGAAATACAAAAGTTTGGTTTTGCTGATATTAGAGATGCTCAATATCACATGGCTCTTTATGAAATACTATCAGAATTAAATTATAACCATGTAGCTATTCTAAAGAAAAGACAGATAGCTTCTTCTTATTATCACATGGCTAAACTTCTTAACCAGCAATGGTTTGAAGAAGGGGTTACTCTAAAGATTGGTGCCAGCCTTAAAGACTACATTAATGAGAAAGGTTCCTGGAAGTTTTTACAAGAGTACGCGGCTTTTCTTAATGAACATACAGCATGGTATAGACCTATGTCTCCAGACAAAGTGATGATGTGGCAACAGAAGATTGAGGTAAGGAGAGGGGACAGAAAAACAGAAGTAGGTCTTAAAGGTACTATTCAAGGTATGTCATTTGAGAAAGATCCAACAAATGGTGTAGGGGGTCCGGTTAAGTACTTCTTCCATGAGGAGGCTGGTATTGCTCCAAGAATGAATAATACATATGAGTATATGCGTCCTGCAATGAGATCTGGTTTAACTACTACAGGTATGTTTATTGCAGCAGGATCAGTGGGGGATTTATCTCAATGTGAACCATTAAGAAAAATGATTCTGTATCCAACTGAAAATGATATATACTCTGTAGAAACTGATTTGCTAGATAATAAAGGTTCTGTAGGAAAATCTGGGTTATTTATACCTGAGCAATGGTCTATGCCTCCCTATATTGATAACTTTGGAAATTCTAAAGTACAAGAAGCATTAGAAGCATTAGATGATCAGTTTGAAAAATGGAAAAAAGAACTTGATCCGGAAACATATCAGTTAAGGATTTCTCAGCATCCAAGAAATATTGAAGAAGCTTTTGCTAACAGAACAGTATCTAAGTTTCCAATGCATTTGGTAACAGCACAACAAAGAAGAATTGAAGATAAAGATTACCCATATGAGTTCTTAGATTTAGGTAGAGATGCCAATGGAAAGATACTTCCTGAGCATAGTAATAAAAGACCAATTACAGAATTTCCAATTACAAAAAATACTGAAGATAAAACAGGAGTTCTTGTAGTATGGGAAAGACCCGTTGAGAATCCTAACTTTGGAATGTACTATGCTTCTATTGACCCCGTAGCTGAAGGTAAAACAACTACATCTGAATCTTTGTGTTCTATATATATAATGAAAGCTCCTGTAGAAGTAACAAAGGTTACAGGTATAGAAACTGAAACATATATAGAACCAGATAAAATTGTAGCAGCTTGGTGCGGAAGGTTTGATGATATTAATAAAACTCACCAAAGACTTGAGACAATAATAGAATGGTATAATGCCTGGACAGTAATTGAGAATAACATCTCATTATTTATCCAGTACATGATCTCTAGAAAGAAGCAGAAGTACTTAGTACCAAAAAGTCAAATAATGTTCTTAAAAGATCTTGGTTCTAATAATTCAGTATATCAAGAGTATGGTTGGAAGAATACAGGAACATTATTCAAAGCTCACTTATTAAGTTATGCTATAGAATATACTAAAGAAGAATTAGATGTTGAAACTAAATCTGATGGTACTATTGTAAGAACTAAATATGGTATTGAAAGGATACCAGATATTATGTTGCTAAAAGAAATGGGTGCATACTCAGATGGAGTCAATGTGGATAGGCTTGTAGCATTTTGTGCACTGGTTGCATTCATGAGAATACAGCAAGCAAACAGAGGTTATGCTAAGAGAGTCATCATGGATGATGCAGCCAAAAACTTGCAGAAGTCAGAAAATTTGTTTAAATTAAACAGTAGTCCTTTCCGTCATATGGGGAGGACTTCAGGTAGTTCATCAGGAGGACAAAATGTAAAAAGATCTCCATTTAAAAATATAAAATAGTTATGCAAGTATTTAACGCTATGCAGCTCAAAAAAGGAGCAAAGGCATCTCATAACAGAATGGGTAGTATTACTCAACCTTTACAATTTGTTCCTAAAAAGGAAAAAGATGAAGAGTGGGCAGCTTGGAATCTTGACTGGTTAGAGTGGAATGGGTTAAAACAAATCCGTAGAAATGCACGGAGGCTGATGAAAAACTATAAGCTTGCTAAAGGTATTATAGACAAGTCAGACTATATAGTTGAAGAAAACAATGAAATGAAAGAAATTGTTGATGTATTAACTAGAGAAGACTGGTCTGCTTTAGAGTTAAAGTTTTATCCTATTATCCCAAATGTTATTAATGTTCTTGTAGCTGAATTTGCTAAAAGATCTACCAAACTTACTTACAGAGCCATTGATGATTTCTCATATAATGAGATGATGGAGCAAAAAAGAAAGATGGTAGAAGATACTCTAATGTCAGATGCAACTAATAAAATACAAGCTGCTTTATTAGAACAAGGGTTGGATCCCAACTCTCCTGAAGCACAACAACAAACGGCTCCAGAAAGTATTAAATCATTACCTGAAATAGAAGGCTTCTTTAAAAAAAATTACAGATCTCTTGTAGAACAATGGGCTTCTCACCAACATAAAGTAGATGTTGAAAGATTCCATATGGATGAGCTAGAAGAAAGAGGGTTCAGAGATATGCTTATTACAGACAGAGAGTTTTGGCATTTTAGAATGATGGAAGATGACTATGAAGTAGAACTATGGAATCCTCCTGTTACTTTCTATCACAAGTCTCCTGATGCAAGGTATATTTCTCAAGGTAACTGGGTAGGTAAAGTAGACATGATGACTGTAGCTGATGTAATTGATAAGTATGGTTATATACTTACAGAAGAACAACATGAAGCATTAGAAGCAGTCTACCCAATTAGATCTGCGGGTTATGCAATAGGTGGTCAAAATGATGGTACATTTTATGATGCTACTAAGTCTCATGAATGGAATACTAATATGCCTTCATTAGCATATAGACAATATACCACAATGATGGCTGGTTCTGTATATGATGGTGGAGATATAGTCAATCAAATTCTTTCTGAAGGAGAAGATTACTATGATCAAGGTACAGCATATTTATTAAGAGTTACAACCTGCTATTGGAAATCTCAAAGAAAAGTTGGTCACTTAACAAAAATAAAAGAAAACGGAGAAGTTGTTAATGAGATTATAACTGAAGATTATAAAATAACAGATAATCCAATTTATGATACAAGACTATTTAAGAATAAAAATAAAGAGACTCTTGTATATGGAGAGCACATTGACTGGATATGGATTAATGAAGTTTGGGGTGGTGTAAAAATTGGTCCTAATATTCCTTCATTCTGGGGTATGAATAATCCTGGAGGATTTTCTCCACTATACATTGGTATAGATAAAAACCATATTGGACCATTAAGATTTCAATTTAAAGGTGACAATAGTTTGTATGGTTGTAAGCTTCCTGTAGAAGGAGCTGTGTTTTCTGATAGAAATACTAAGTCAACATCTTTGTTGGATTTAATGAAACCATATCAGATCGGATACAATATTGTAAACAATCAAATAGCTGACATACTAGTTGATGAGTTAGGTACTGTAATATTACTTGATCAAAATGCATTACCGAGACACTCTGCTGGAGAAGACTGGGGAAAAAACAACTTAGCAAAAGCTTATGTTGCTATGAAAAATTTCCAGATGTTACCGCTTGATACATCTATTACAAATACAGAAAACCCATTAAGCTTCCAACATTTCCAGAAATTAGATCTAGAACAGACTAACAGGTTAATGTCAAGGATTAAATTATCAGAACATTTTAAGCAACAAGCATATGATGTAATTGGGATTAATCCTCAAAGATTGGGACAACAGTTATCTCAAATGACTGCTACAGGGGTAGAGCAAGCTGCATCAGCATCATATGCACAAACAGAAGTATACTTTATACAACACTGTGATTACTTAATGCCTAGAGTACATACAATGAGAACAGATCTTGCACAATATTATCATTCAACAAAACCGTCAGCTAGACTTTCCTATGTCACATCCACAGATGAAAAAGTAAACTTTGAAATAAATGGGACAGACTTATTAATGAGAGATCTTAATATATTCTGTACCACTACAGCAAATCATAGAGCTGTGTTAGAGCAATTGAAACAAATGGCTATGACTAATAATACTACTGGTGCAACTATTTATGATTTAGGAAAACTTGTGCAAGCAGATACTGTCTCTGAAGTTAATAATACACTTAAAGCTGCTGAAGAGAAACAACAAAAACAAAAACAAGAAGAACAACAACATCAACAAGAAATGCAACAACAGCAAATAGAGTCTCAAGAAAAACAAAAGAAAATGGAGATTGATGCTGAAGAAATGAGGGATGAAAAAAATAGACAGAAAGATATTTTAATTGCAGAAATCAGAGCTGCTGGTATGGGCTCTATGGTAGATATAAACCAAAACATGCAATCTGATTATATTGATGCTATGAAAGATATTAAAGATAGTGAACAGTTTCAAGATCAAATGAATCTTCAGAGAGAAAAAGAAACTAATAGACAAAATAATGACTCTCAAAAGAATCAAATTGAAAGAGAAAAAATACAAGCTCAAAAAGAAATTGCTAATAAACAACTAGAAATTGCCAGAGAGAACAAAAACAAATTTGATGAAAAAGAATAAGCTTAGCTATATAATGCAAAAAATGTTTTTAAGACTTTTAAATTTATCAAGTTTATTTATTATATTAAATTATAAACCAAAACCAACAACATGAACAAAGATGCAACTAATCTTGATGACATTCAAGATTCTACAACGGTAGAGCAAGTTGATGTAAACATTGATGAATTATTTGGTAATCCTGGTGCAGCAAACATCATGACACCAGAAGATGGTAAGACAGCTGAAGAAAGTAAGCCTAAAACCATGTTCTCCAAAGAAAACATTGACACTACGTTCCTTGACAATACAACAAGTACTGCAAAAGAAAAAGCTCAAGCAGTAGAGGATAAAGCAGAAGTTGAAGAAACTATTGCTGAGTTAGATAATTTAATTTCTCAAGAAGAAACAGCTGGGACAAAAGGAAGACCTAAAGTAGATAAAGAAGGTCTTTATGATCTAGCACAAAAAATGATTGAGGAAGGAACTCTAATTCCTTTTGATGATGATAAAGCTTTAGAAGAGTACAGTACTAAAGATTTTAGAGAATTGTTTGAAGCAAATTTTCAAGAAAGAGAAAATGCTGTAAAGGCAAAAGTTCCTAAAGAATTTTTTAATGCTCTTCCTGAAGAACTTCAAATTGCTGCTAAATATGTAGCTGATGGCGGACAAGATTTAAAGGGTCTTTTTAGAACTCTGGCGCATGTAGAAGAGATCATTGACTTAGATCCTTCTAATGAAGGTGACCAAGAAGAAATTGCTAGACAATATCTTTGGGCTACTAACTTTGGAAATGCTGAAGAAATTGAATCAGAGATTCAAGATTGGGCTGACATGAATAAGCTTGAACAAAAAGCTAATCAGTTTAAACCTAAGTTAGACAGAATGCAAGAAGAAATTGTTGCAAGACAGTTAGCAGAACAAGAGCACAAAAAAGAACAACAACAAAAACAAGCTAAAGCTTATACTGATAGTGTGTATAATACACTTGCAGCGGGTGAACTTGCTGGACTTAAATTGGATAAGAAAGTACAAAGCTTACTTTATTCTGGATTGGTGCAACCTAACTACCCATCTATATCAGGTAAGAATACAAACTTGTTAGGACACTTGTTAGAGAAGTATCAGTTTGTTGAACCTAATCATGGGTTAATTGCTGAAGCACTTTGGTTATTACAAGATCCAGAAGGATACAGAAATAGAGTAAAAGAAGTAGGTAATAAAGAATCAGTTGAAAAAACTGTGAGAGCATTGAAGACTGAAGAGTCAAGAAAACTTTCAAGTTCTTCAACTAATACTGGAGCAACAGATACTAAAAAACCTGGATCTTCACAAAAAACAATACAGCGTCAGAATACTAATATATTCAGACGTACATTTTAAATAAGTAACTAATAAATAAATATAAATGGCAACTCCAGTTTTAAACAATGGTATATTTCTGCGTGATACTGCATACAATGCAAGTTCACATGTGGATTCTTACCACTTAGTAAACATGTTGAAAGATGCACAACCAATGGATTTAGGTCCAGTAGACTTATGGGCTATGGCTCAAAAAGTTGAAATGCCCCTATACCAAATGTCTTCTTTTGGCGGAAAAAATGTAATTATGGTTGATAATGCAAGAGGTGAATATAGATGGCAGACTCCTGTGTCTATTGATCTTCCTTACATTATTGAGGACATTGAACCAGATAATGAGTTCAAAGGAATTGAAGGATCAACCTTCAGAGTAAAGTTAAACAGACGTGAGTTTGGACATGGTGATATGTTCACATATGACAAATATAACGGTGTTGAACTTTATGTAACAGCTGAAGATATTTTACCTGTAGGTGATGGATTTATCTATACCGTACAGTTAGTAAATAATGATAACTTCAAGTTCTTGGATAACAAGTACTTAGCTAATGGTACTAAAGTATTCCGTAAAGGTTCTGCTCGTGGTGAGTATGGTGAGAGATTCTCTGACATCCAAACTAGAGCTGGTTTCCGTGAATTCTACAACTTTGTAGGAGGTGCTGAAGCTCACGTTCATTACTCTATTTCTTCTAGAGCAGATTTAATGATCAAAGGTGGTATGAATGCAGATGGTACAGTTCCTGTAACTGAGATCTGGAGAACATTTGATACAAACTTAAATGATCCTTCAATCAATAGCTTAGATGATATGGTTAAGACATTAGGTAAAGACAAAGTTAAAAAAGCTTTTGACAATGGTGATTTATCTAGAACTTTCTTAACTAC